TCTTTATATATTTCAAATTTGTTTAACAACCATTCGTTTGAATGGGGATTGAATAATTCTAGCATTTTAAAAATAATTTACTCGGCGGTCCTAGTGATGTCTGCATAGCCATCAACGACATATGCGTTTGGATTAAATCTTCGTATTAACGCTTCGTGCTTTGGACCAACGGTTTTGCCTTTCCACATAGAAGCTACAGTAGTAGGATCTCTGGTTAACCAATGTTGAAATGCGATTAGAGGATAGCCCAGTGTCTCGGCCGCCATCCTAGTACCTGCGCCATGTGATTCGCCATCTCTAAGTACGCTACTAAGACTGAAATGCTCCTTGAAACCCATGGGCATTTTAATAACTTCGACACCAGGATGTTCGTGCTCTGGTACTAAAGGCTGTGGATGTATTAGATACATCTCGACTTGAAAGCGTCCGTGTCTAAAAAGACAAGAAGCAGTTGCATCGTCTGACAAAAATACCTCAGTGTTCTTTTTTACAACGATAGGAGTGCCAGCAGCCAGCCACCATTCTGCAAACGCTTGGACATCCGGCCATGAGTCTGGAATAGTAAGATTTTTATGAGGATTTGGTATAATCTTAAAATTCATGTTGTTTGAAGTAGTGTCGGTCATAGGTGTCTTTCTATTATACATTATTTATTAGCGGATAGTATCTCGATCGTACTACGGGCACCGTGTCTTTACTACGCATTTTCGATACGTCAATACTATCTAAATAGCTAGTCCAATGATATTCCCAGGCCTGTTGAGCACGTTCCCATCCGGGTAATGCAGTTAAAATATTATCCCATGCTCTAACACCTAACTTAAATCCATCTAATTGACTAAAAGGTTTTTCAGCTTGAAATCTACTGAAATCCCAGTATGGATAGCAGACTAATTTAGCAATTTCGGCTATTTGATGATATTCATCCATGTGCTGTCTGTGTGTGAAATTTGCCACTGCTGGATTTTCTGCTATTCTATCTGATTTAGATTTAACCAAATATAGATAATTAGGATTAGCATCGTACCATTTGGCTAATTTCTTAGATTGTATAATAGCAAGTTCGGGAAAAGTTGGAGTATGATAAAAGTATTCCAAGCCATTGGGATTATTGGGATTGGGCTGAGCCATAAACGCTGTATCAACAAAAAAGTAATACCACTTATTTTGATGTTTAACTATACTTGGTTTATCGATACCAAATATACTGGCCACACGTTTGCCCTTGCTGGCTAATTCTGTTTCAGTTTTACTATAATTATTCTGTTTAATACTTCTTGCCATGCTTGGCAAGTTACTAACATTCTGTTCAAATATTTTATCAGTATAGAAATTTTCATTAACACAATCTAACCAATCAAATATTTCTATTTTTATTTCTGGATGTGATTGCGCTAACCACGCCAAGTCTTTCTTTAGTACCAACTCCCATTCACTGTGAAAATTAAACGTTGATTTATCTTCGGTGTTAACTTTAAATAAACCTTTGTCCATTAGACGCTCGGGCCATTGTACATATATACAATCCAACTTAATATTGTTTTTTAGAAAGGTGTGCAGTATATTATGACTGTCGCTGCCTCCACTGTAGTTTAATATTAGATAATCATAGCTATCTCTAAGTTGTTGGGCTCTTATTTTATATAATTCTTCTATGTTAGTGTCTACTAATAAATTATTGTTTTTTGCAGTTTCGAATACGCTGTCAAAGTAATGCCATTTAACTTCAGTGTTTAACTCCGAAGCACGAATTAATGCAGTAATTTTATTATCAAATTCTACTCCATTAACAGAATAGTATCCGTTTGGGTTTATTCTTTGTGCGCCCATAAGTTTATATCACCTTGATATAATGTAAATTCAAAGGCATCCATCTCACTAAACAATACTAACTGACGCTTGCTCAAATAATATGGCCATTCCATACGCTCATCTAAAAGTAATAATGTTTTGTTTAAAACTCTATATTCTTGTTTGAATTTAAGAGGATATGTTTTCCAAAGACATTTAGCTAGTTCAAATCCAGTATTAGTAAATCTAGTGCCTTTGACGTTTTTGAATATTTGAAAAAATTCTAAGTCTTTACCAACAGACTCTTGAAGTTGTTTAAAGATTGCTTCACTTATCTGATTTTTTGATAAGTTCTGCTTCATTAACTAATGAACCTTGTTTTAATTCTACTACTGTAAAGTCTGAACATTTGAATAACTTGTTCATTTTTTCCATTAAGTTGAATGCGTGACCTGAATTACTAAAGCTAACTTTTTTATATTTTGGACCAGGATAATCTTGCAAACTGTTCAAAAATGTGCGTAGGTTAAAAGGACGCCCTTTATAGAATACTGCATAGATGGCTTCGGCTTCTAATACTTCTTCACTTTTGTAAGTGCTAGGATCGACGTGTGTTAATAATATAGTTGGTTTAGGTCTTGCCATTTACTGTTCTCCGATATATTATTTATCAGAGAACGCATTATATACTATTTTAACTATCTTCTTCGTCTATAATAGCGTCTTTTTTCTGTCCTAGAACTACTTTTAGATCCATTTTAGTCTTAAATGGTCCTACATATATATTAGTCTTAACGGTATTTAATCTAGGACATAAACTAGCACACCACCCGTTTTTAAACTTCAAACCATACCAACCAGCTACATGTGTGCTTTTGCTTTCTGCCTTCTTAGTAAAAGTAGGAAGACCGTCGATTTCTTTGACATTAAACACTTCTTCTTGATCAGTAGGATAACCCATGACTTCGAGATGACCGCCATGTGTTAAGTCTCGTACAACAAACTCAATGCCCATAGTTTTAAGCTCATCTTCATTTTGAGCCACTAGGTCTTTACGTTTAAGATTGATGGTATAGTTGTTATCTTTAAAATTCATCATGCCAACACGCTTGGCATTTTCTTCAAGAATCCAAAACTTATCTTTAATTACACTTTTAGCTAAAATCATTTGTATGTTGCTCCTAGGTATTCGCCATGGTCTGTCATCTTATCTGCGATGGTAACAAGATTCCATTTGCTACAAAACTTAACAAAATGTAATCCCACTGATTGCACTCTTTGTTTATTAACAGCTTCGCTAATAGTTTCGTCTAATGCTAGTTTAATGTCTTCTGGCTGTTCTGTCAAGTCGATTAGCATTTTATTATGCAAATATCTATCACGAACTCTGTGCTCATTACCTTCGTGGTCAGCCCAACGCTGAAGCATGAGATTGTTCCAATTGTAGCCTTTGGTTTCTCTGTCAGCAAAGGCTTCTCTCAAACCAACTTTATTCTTAGTACCTTTTTCACGCACACCTGGAAAAGCAGAAAATACATTGTCTGAACTATCGCCACGCATACATTTCTCGAACAGTAACCATTGTGGGTCTGGAGGAGCCAAGTCTTCTTTGGTTTTCTTGTCTTTAACTCTGCGACCTTTTTCGTCAAAGATACCTTCTATAGTAATTAACTGTTTACTGATACCATTGAACTGTCGAACATTGGATCTGAGCAATTGGTAAAAGTCGCTGTCACTGCTAACGATAACGTGTTCGTCTTCTGGATGATTTTGAATGAAGCGAGCGATAAAGTCATCTGCTTCGCATCGCGGATGCTGTAGAATGGTACAGTTAGATTTAGCCATCAAGTAATCTTTAAGTTCATCAAAGGCTTGCCAAAAGATTTTATCTTCTTCAGCTTCCTTAGGACTCAGTGCCATACGTGCGGCTGTACGATTTGCTTTATAAGTTGTATCAACTTCTTTACGCCAGCTTTTACCTTCGAGGCAGATTACAACGTGACTACCTTTAAAGTCTCGCCATACTTTGTTAATGCTGTTAAACATAATATGGTAAGCCATACCAACTTTAGTTTCTGCATCTTCTCCGCGAACAACGTGACGAGCACGAAAGAACATGTTTGCGGCATCTACTAGTATGTATTGTTTACCCATTTAAATAATCTTGTATAAGTTGTTGATCAATTTTTTCTTTAAAGTGTACGTTGAACTCTTGAAGCAAGCCCATAAATTCAGCATACTCTTTAACAGTCATTAGCATTTCATTTACTAAGTCTTCATTATCGGTTCTACGCAACACTAATAATATATGAGCATCACCTACCCATTTAACTTCGTAATTCCAATTTAATTTTGTTGACATACGTTATTATACATGATTATCAATTAAAGTCAAGGCTTTTTTCTCTTTTTTGGTAACTTATCAGCATCTGCAACAAATTTGGCTTCTTCCTCCATTTGTCCGCCAATGTTCTTACACAGGTCAGTAAACCATTTATCCACTACTTCTTCGTCGGTTTTACCTTCATATCCGTGCTTACGTAAAAAATCAATGAACGGCTTATTCCATTCCAACTCCATAAATCCTTGATTAGGGTTCTCGCCGTCAAAGTTGGTATTGACGACATTAACCCAAGGTTCTGTGCTATCTTTACCAGTAGCTGGTGTTTCTGGTTTTTTACTGAATAAATTTTTAAGTTTATCTAACATTATTTTTTTCCATTTCCTTAACAGTATTTTTTATTGTTTCAGCAAAGTTCAGCGCAGATTGTTTGTCCAGCAACAAGTGATGCTCTTGCCGATGAACTCCTTTGAACAAGATTTCATAAACAGCCTTTAAACGCTTGCCCCAATCACTCCATGCCGGAGTCCAGGTTGTGACATAAAAACTGACTTCGACATCAGGTACATCTTTGTCACGTTGCACTTCTATCCACATCTTTACTGCATGGTCATCCGAAGTACAGTCGCATTCCACATTGAAGACCTTAGCATCACCAAAGTCTTTATCAATACTGATACCCTGTGCAGGTGTCTGTGCTTTCATTACTTGCCCCACCCGTTACTCCAGATGTCAACGTGTAGTCGTGGACTATAACGATAACCTTTTTCTAATGCAATATCGGCAATGTGTTTACTGTTAGCAAAATAAGCCGCATCGGTACCGCCTACAGGCATAACAAATACAGGACCATTAAAACCTGCTTCACGATACTCTGCTGTAGCGGCATCTACTTCTTTAAAGTCTTCTAGTTTATCAACAACAAACTTCAAATAAGTAAAGCCTCGAGTTTGATACTCTGCAACTACTTCAGGACAAATAGCATCCTTCCATAATTCTCCGCTGGCACTGAGCTTAGGACTTACGCTGAATGTAATTTGATCTTTGCGTAGATGATAATCGTTCATTAAGAAACGCTTAAAGTCATGATGCAAGTGCTGTGTGCCGTTTGTCTCGAAAGTTAGATTTTCAAGATCGCGCATCTTATTTTCACTTAGCAAATCTGGATATAGTTGTTGCCAACCTAGCAAAGGTTCACCGCCTGTAATAACTAAATGTACGTCATTACCATTGTCTTGCTTCCACGCATGATTAGGAGTTAGCTTGAGCATTTCATCAATGGCTTCATCGATGCTGTAGTAAGGACTTAGATGTTTAAATGCAGGATGCCACGACGCATAACTGTCGCAGCCAGTTTGTGCTAAGGGCAAGTCCATAAAGGATTTATACAAGTGAACTTTTGCGCCAATGTCATCTGGCTCTGTAGTTTTTTGTCCCGTGGGCAAACCAAATCCAGGGCATTTGAAATTGCAGCCAAATGTTCTGAAGAACACACTGGGTACGCCAATAAAGCGTCCCTCGCCTTGTGCGCTGTAAAAAATTTCACTTACTTTAATTTTATCCATGTCTTATTCCTGCGTTGGAGCCTTTTAATTTATTTCCATATTTTAACTTCAGAAGGCACTCCATGTCAACTGTTATATTACCTTCTATAGCATACCATTCTGCTTCTTCTGGTGCCGACCAAGTATCGTAAAGACTGCGAATTCGACATTCAGGATAATTGTCGGCTAACCAATACTCCAACTGCTTACATTCCCAAAAATTGAGACGTATTAACTGTTGATGTTTTATCCCGGCCATCTTATTTGGTTTTACTTTTCTTGCTGGCTGTAATAGCAGATGCTTTTTTCTTTGGTTTTATTTCGGTTGCCGCAGGAATCTTACTTTCTGCTTTTAGAATAGCAAGTCTAACGTCACGTAACAACGCTTCGTCATCCCATTCCAATGTAGTGCGACCTTCTGCATCAGTAGTAACTGTTAAGTGACTGCCTTTAACCACACTGCTCAGATCCTGAGATTTGGTTTTCTTTTTCTTTTCTTTTGGTAATACAATTTTTGCACTGCCAATTGTTCCAGGCATTTCTAATGTAATGCTATCTGATTTCTTTTTACGTACCATTTTATTCCTCCGGTTTAGGGTTATCTACACTCCATGGCCATGAAGTTCTCGGATCAGGCCTGGATTTAAGTTTGATGTTTTCTTCAATAACTGTACCATCTTCGTTGCACAAATCTACTTGATAAGGTGCAATGATGTGTACGGTAGTGTCTTCTTCTAGCCATTCGTGTTCACCGTCGAACAACCAACCTGCGCCACCTTCGTAATAGGCTTCTCGAATTGCTTGACGTTCGTCTTCTTCGATGTCGTCGCTGAATTCAAATTCGATGCTACAGCTATCATCGAACTCGCAACCCCAACCTACATCTGCTCTAGCATACGCTACGTCGTCGCCTTCCCAAGGAAGGTTGCAGTCCAAGTCGCCTTCTACAAAGCCTTGACCCCAACGATAAGTTTCGTCGATATTAAACCAACCGACGCCGCCGTCTGGATTATTACGATACATTTCTACATGATAGACAATGCTTTTCTTATGCAGAGGTTTAATTACATATACTTGGCTCATTTATCAACTCCAAAATGTTTACGCAATCTGTTGTACAATTCATGTTGGTTATATCCGTAACCATCATGGCGTATTGTTTCTTCGCTGAGCCTGTTACAACATTCTTCTACAATCAACTCGGCGAACTTATCTAAGTCAAAGTTTCCATAAGGATTGTAACATTCTAATGCTAGTTGTTTAACATTTTCGTTCATCATTTATTCTCCACAAAGTCGATCATATTACCATCTTTGTCTGCACAAACAATCCGAGTGTTGCCTTCTTCGTCAGTGACTTCCAAAGGACCCCATACCCAAACTTCTGTATCACTAAGGTACCAATCACCGTCGCCATCTTCTTCTAGGGCATACGAACCTTCATCGTTAATGAGATCTCTAAGTCGCTCGACTTCATCTTCATCGTCGATACCTTCTATTTCGATATCGCCCCAACAGCCATTATCGAACATTTCAATAAGTTCTGTACTTTCAATATTACTGCCACAAATTCCGTTTAAGTCTATACTGTCTTTGTCTGCACTGCCGCCCGGGCAATTAGTAAATTCAAACTGCGGAAATTTATCGTCATTAGTTTCTACACTGTATTCACAACTACGGTATCCATCTTTAACAACAATCTTTGCTCCGTCGATATTATTATTGTAGAAAAACTCATGTTGTTCGCAACTCTTTTTATAATGAGTTCTTACTGTAAACCATGCCATTTTATTTCCTTAGTTCGTTCATCATCCATGAATGTGCAGCATCTTGTATATAGGGATATTTAGATGCCATATCCGGATCTTTGCTCAGATCCATGATTAACTGCTTCATCAGCTTGATCACCATTATCCAGTCGTCTGCTGAGATAGTACCTGCTTTGGTAGTAATTGTACCGTCAGTGTTAAACGCAATAAAGGTATGACTATTATTCTTGATCTCTATTGCAGACTGTGTGGATGTAAGATTCATACCCTGATTCATCCAATTAGTACCATTTGCACCATTGGCGGTTAAAATCGAGCCAGATGGAATAGCACCATAGCCAGGGTATGAGTTAGAGATAGTCATTATGTTCCGAGATACGCCAAATGCTAATGCCCTGGCTGATTTCTTTAGTTAGGCTCTTTTCAACATAGCTTATTCGCACATCAACATTCAGCTGTTGAAGACTGCCCATGATTACGTTGACTTGATCCACTGCCTCTTTCAAGGCAGCGACCTGACTTTCTATCACAGGGTCTTTCATCGTGGAGCAAAGTCCTGTTGAAGTTTGATGTTGTCAAAGAACTCTTTCTTTGTACCGGCATCGTTTTTAAATGCGCCTTTAAGCACAGTAGTCTGTGTTAGACTAGAGTGTGCCATGATGCCGCGATTTTCACAACATCCATGTACAGCCTGTACATAAACACCTACGTCTTTTGCTCCGGTTGCTTTTTGGATTTCTCGGGCAATATCATTAGCAAGTTCCTCCTGGAGAGTACCACGCCTTGCACACCACTGGGCGATGCGTGTGTATTTTGAGAG